ACGATTATCAGTCCTTATGGTAGATGATGAGATTGCGCAGGCCATGGAAACGCGTCTTGATGCAGTTCTCAATGCGCCGTGGCGATTTGTTGAAGATCATGGTGAACAAACGGTTTTTCTAAAGGATTTGTTCACTCGTTGGCATGCTGAAATCGTCTCAGGTGCATGGGAAGCTTGTCCTTATGGTTATTCGGTTATGGAAGCCAACTATGCACTTACCAGTGATAGTAAATTCACCTTAAATGAGATTGTAGTTAAGCCTCTAGAATGGTTTGAGCCCAAGAATGATGGACGTTTAATTTACCGACAAAATGCTACAGAAATTGATGTGAATGCCAAATATCCACTCAAGTTCTTTTTGACACGCCGTAAACCTACATTCAAACAGCCTTATGGTGATCCATTACTGTCGAAGCTTTATTGGCTATGGTTCTTCCGTACCAATACAACAAAGTTTTGGGTCAAGTTTTTAGAACGCTTTGGCACACCAATCTTATTAGGGAAAGTTGGGGGTAAAGATCGTAAACAGGATGATATTGATGCTATGACATCGGCTTTGCTCAATGCACATGCTCAATCAGTTATGTCTATTGGCGCAGAGGATTCTGTAGAAACTATTGGTGGAAGCTCTTCCAATGGTGGCAGCACAGCATTTGAAGCTTTTGACAATGTATTAACCCGCCGTATTCAAAAGGTAGTCTTAGGTCAAACGCTCACAAGTGGGACTGATGGTGTTGGAAGTCGAGCTTTGGGTGAAGTGCATAACGATGTTCGCTTAGATAAGCGTAATTCAGACCTACGCATGATCACGCCTACGATTCAAGAGCTCATAGACGCACTCTGCCTGCTGAATAACTTTGAAAAGCACACAATTGTCCTGGGCGGTGAGCAGGATCTTAAGGTCGCTGTTGTTGATCGTGATATTAAGTTTAAAACATTAGGTGTTGAGTTTAATGATCAATATGTGATTGAGACATACGGCATTAAGGCTGAGCATTTCAAGATGAATACCAGTGATGCAGTCCCTAACACCAAATTCTCTGCACTACCTCATCAAGCATTCAGCTTTAAGGCATCAGTGCAAAAGCCGTCACCTGAGCAGCAAGAGTTGGATGAACTGACAGATGCTCAGGATGACCTTGAGCTATTGACCAATGAGCAGATTAGACAATTGGCAGCTGAGTCTGAGACACCGGAGGCTTTGCTATTCAATTTGTCTCGATTAATACCTGGTGCAACACAGTCGCAATTTACAGCGCATTTGGATCAGGCTTTATATGCTGCAGATGTATTGGGGTATGCAACAGCAGCAAAGGGGAAATAGATGCAACCAGTCACGTTTCTTGAAGCGCTGCAGTATGCGCATAGTAAGAAAGTAGTGCTACCTGATGAGTTTTACTCAATGGATCTTAAGACACGGCAAATGGCAACTACGGTTAGTTTTTTGTCGAGTCTTGAACAAGCTGAGTCGGTGATTAAGTCACTTAACAAAACATTAGCATCGGGCGGCACCTTTAATGATTTTCAGAAGCTTGTCGCTGAGTCGGAAATCGTTTTACCCAAGCATTACCTGGATAATGTATTTCGGACCAATATCCAAAGTGCATATGGCCATGGACGTTGGCAGCAACAGCAACGGAATAAAGATAAACGTCAGTATCTGATGTATTCGGCTATCAATGACTCACGTGTGCGTCCAGCACATTTGGCATTGAATCGAATTGTATTACCGATTGATCATCCGTTTTGGCTAACGCATTACCCTCCCACTGGATTTCGCTGTAGATGCACATGTATAGCCTTAACTGAAGCCCAAGCGCTTAAATACGGCATCACACCAGATGACAAGTTGCCAGAGGTTGCTGAAGCTTTGGATTGGAGCTCCCATCCTTTGCAATTTGGAGAGTTTGAGGCATTGGTGGATCAGAAGATTTCTAAGTCATTACTTGATAAAGCATTTTTGCTGGAGCAGAAAGAGGTCATCAAGGCTGAATGGACGGCAAGTAAAAAGCTGGCCAGTTTATTTGCTCCAATGGATGAGCAGAGCCGTGATCTATTTGAAACTATTGTTGAGACAGTTTTACCTTTAGATCCGGAAATACGTCCAAGTACAATCAAGACTTTCTTGGATTATGTGCAGGGCAATGATGCTGCAATCACGAACTACCTAAATGCGTCTGTAAGTTCGAAAGCGGCTGATGTTTTAAAGCAATGGCTCAGACAGGACATGCAAGCCTTAAACGCCGTGGCGAGTAATTCAGCTGCAATCGTGACAGGCGGAGTGACCTTGCAGCATGTAGTGGCTTATGAGGTTGGGCAAACGATTCAATTTAATTCGCCATTACTGTTAGCCGAGAATGCTTCCGATGTGGTGTTGCAGATTGAGAATTCGAAAGGCTTAGGGATCGATCTAAACGAGTTGAATGCTGGTCATGGCGTATTAATGCCAATAGGCTTGTCATTTGAAGTGGTTTCGATTGAAACACTGAATGGCAAGATGATTTACACACTGAAAGCATTGGTGAATTAATGACTGCAAAATGTGAATCGTGTCGACGTGGTTTGGATGGTCGAAATGGTAATGGTTTTTCGCCGTGTGGCTGCGAGAAAAAAGTAGTTGTGATTGGTAGCCCATCGAGAGTGAATAATCTTGTACGAGCTATGTGCTGCGTTCTATCTCGACCACCAAAGAAACCATGAGTCAAAATTAACTGAAGCCGCCTAATGGGCGGTTTTTTTATGGAGCATGAAAAATGCCAGATGAACAAAAGCAGGATCATTATTGCTTTCGGCTTGGTGACCTAAGTGTAGATCCTGTTGAGGAAGGTAAAAAGAAACGCACCTTCTCAGGAGTGGCTTATAGCGGTGAGGTTATTACAGATCACTGGTATTGGACACGAGTGATTTTTGATTTGGATAGTATGCAGATTAAGGGTCGCATTCCAGCACTTTTAGAACACAGCTCACGCCAACGGGCAGGTGCAATCAATACTCATACGATTAGCCATCAAGAGGGTTTGGTTGTACATGGGGACTTGATGAGCAATGAGTTTGGTACTCAGGTAGCACAAGACTCAGATGATGGATTTCCTTGGCAGATGTCTGTCCGTATTGAGCCTGCTAAGACTGAAGAAGTTGCAGCTGATCAAACAGTGATTGTTAACGGAAAGACGCTTCAAGGACCTATTACGATATTCCGCGGTGGTCGTATTCGTGAAGTTTCATTTTGTGCCTTAGGTGCAGATGAAAACACGATGGCAGTAGCCGCAAGCCATAACCCTAACCAACCCACAGAGGACACAGACGTGACCGAATTAGAAAAGGCGCAAGCCGCACAGAAACAAGCTGAAAAAGAGCGTGATGATGCTCAGGAAGAACTTAAAAAGTTCAAAGCTGACAAGCGTGAAGGGGACATCAAAGCGCTTGAG